TCAGAAGAGGTACCCGTAAGTGTGGATATGGATGGTAATGCAGATTTTGAAGGTGAGATTTTAGAAGAAGTAGGAGATATTTTAACTAGCGATGGAAGAGTCATGGAAGAATTTGCAACAGGCACTAAACTTAAAACATCAACAAGAGGTGAGCACAGAGTTGGTCAAGCTGAAGTTGCAGCAGAGAACGCAGCAGACGAAGCTGCAGAAAGAGCAGCTATGGAAGCAGAAGATTTTGCAACAGGCGGCTTAGCTAAATTATTAGGAGAATAATGAAAGTAAAACATTACAACGAGATGATGGCATACCTGACTCGTCCGGGGTTCAATGGCGGTGGTTCGGTGTCCAACAATACTGTTCTACCTAAAAGAAAACCAGCAGCAGAAGTTAAGAAGAGAAAAAAAATAAACTACGAAAAGATTAAACAGTATCTAGGTAAAGAATCACAAGACCTAGTTGAGAGAGAATTAGGCTTTGCAATCGGTGGAGGTGTAAGTCCCAATCAACTTAAACAACGGTTCATGGAAATTATTACATCTATTCAAGAAGCAGAGGCAGAAGAGGTTCCTATGCTTGTTGCAGAAGCAAAAGATCTTAAAGATAAGATAGACGAACTTAACAAGTTGCTTTCTCCTGAGAGACAAATTCAAATTACATCACAAGGATTAGATTTTGATAACCCATTATTAGATGCAGCAAAAATTCAACAATCAGTAAAACCTATTCAAGACATTGTGCCTAAAAGTCTTACAACAGAAAATCCAATACTAAAAGGAGTGGTTCCAGATTTTCCAAGAGGAGATAAAGGTACAGGCGCAGACCCAGAAGAAAAGGAAGATATCTTTGAAAGAGAGCAGGGCAAAAGAATAGCTACTAGGCCTGATCGCACAGTTACAAAAGCCAGCATGCAAATGAAAGGTTCAACAAACCTAAGGGATATGATTAGAGATGTTCTTAAAAAATTTGATAAAGAAGATCTTACAGCAACAGAAGGCAGCTTTGCAGACGGTGGTAGAATTGGTTTTGAACCTGGAGGAGGAGTCTTTAAATTTAATTCAGCACAAGCTGCTGGTGGAGGAACTCCGGCTGGAACATATCCTAAAACATCTCCTGCAGATTTAAAAAAAGTTAGAGACTATTTAACAAGTTTACCTGAAGGCTCTAACGTTGGTTTACAAACTTTACAAAAAGAAATAGGTGTTGACAGAGGTACAGTAAGATTAATTGTACAAAGAGAGTTTCCTAATCTTAATATTGGTGGCACAACAGCAATGTCTGAAAACATGAAAAAAGTTAATGATAAGAGAAAAGCTGAAGGCTTTAGATCCCAAGTTGATATGGAAGAATATACTAAAGATCTTAGAAAAAAATTTGAATTTCCAGTAGGTTCTAAATTTAGTGATGCAATGTCGAATAAAGAACTTGCCATAAAATATTTTGGAGAAGGTAGTAAACAAAACATAGCTAGAGTAGAGAGAATTAGTGCAGAACTTAAAAAAGAATTAAAATTAGAATATCCAAAAGGTGATCCAAATAAAGGATATATTACGAGAGAGGAACGAAAGAAAAAATTTACACCTAGTTCTGATGATAAATATATATTGAATAAACAAAAGGCGCAGAAGAAAGCATTGAATACTTACTTTAAAAATAATCCGGAAGAAATTTTAAATAGTCCAAAAGTTTTAAAAATGTTAAATGCTAAATTAATTGATGGTAAATTAGATTTTAGTCCTCGTTACGATTCTGAAAAAAAATATATTGATCTTGCAAAAGAAGGTAAACTTTTTGATGAATTTGATATTACTCCAATACGATCCGAGAGAAGAGGTATTATGTACCCAGTCAATAAAACTATTTCTGTTGGTAAATTTAATCAAGGAATCATTAAATCAATAGAAGCTTACTATAGAAAAACAAAAGGATCTAATAGCTCAGAAGTTCTAGCTAATAAACAAGCTATTGATAATTATTTAAAAGAAGTTGGAGTTAGAGTAGATGTAGAGGGAATTAAAATAGGAGAAAAAGTATTACCTGCAATTGATAGAAAAACAGGTGATCTTCCAAACATTAAGAATACGTTAGAAAAATTAGGTGTTGGTAATTTATATAATGTTAAACCATCAGGAGGCGTGACTTTAGGATCTAACTTTGCTAATGTTAATAGAGAAATGTTAGATTTTAGAAAACTACCTGACGATGTTAAAGATGTTGGAAACGTTATTCGTAATTTAATCAAGACACCAGGCGGAAAAAGAATTGCAAGAAATATAATTAAAGGTGGGAAATTTACTGGGTTAGGTTTAGCAGGTGAATTAGCTTTTGCTGCACCTTTTGTAGCTGATGATTATGCTTCAGGTCTTTCGAAAGAAAGAATAATAGGTAATGCATTTTTGGCAAGTCTAACAGGTATAGGACAAAGTGAAGATGAAGAAATTAGAAAAGCGGTTGGTGAGAGAGGTTATGCAACACAAACCCTAAATGATCTAAGTCAAAAGCTACCCGTCATCGAAGATCAACTTGATCGTTTTAATGATCAAAACGATCCAACTGGAGCACAGAGAGAAAAATTTACAAAAATATTTAATAATGTTGTTAGACAATATGACCAAGCATATGATCTTTTTGTCAGTGATGCGGGAGTTTTTGATAAAGAATTATACAACCAAGGTGTAAATAACTATGCAGCAGGTCTAGGTCAAATAGAAAAATTTAGAGCTGCAAAAGAAAAAGAACGAGGCGTCAAAGAAGCAAGCAAAAATGTAACAGGATTTGAGTTAGATCTTAATTTTGCAGGAGGCGGTTTAGCCAAGGGGGCTGGTGATGAATCAGGTCCACCACCAGAGTCAGGACCCACACCACAGGGCTTGGCTTCTATAATAAAACGTGGTAGAAAATACTAGGAGTTTAAATGGCAGACATAGATAAATCACTTCCTAACACTCGTACTCAAATTAAAGTTCCGGGCGAAGAGGTCGAGATAAAGGAAGAAATAAAAGAACAGCAACCCGTAGAAGTTATCCCTGAAGAGGATGGCGGTGCAACGATTGATTTTGAACCAAGTGCAGTTAATGTACCGGGAACAGAAAAACATTTTGATAATTTAGCAGATATCTTACCTGAAGATATTTTAGACCCAGTAGGATCTGAATTAAAAAGTAATTACATGGATTACAAGATGTCTAGAAAAGATTGGGAGAAATCTTACACAGAGGGACTTGATCTATTAGGATTTAAATACGAAAACAGAACAGAACCTTTTCAAGGTGCTTCGGGGGCCACGCACCCTGTACTAGCAGAAGCTGTTACACAGTTCCAAGCTACAGCATACAAAGAATTATTACCAAGTGACGGTCCAGTAAGAACACAGGTCTTAGGAGTTAAAACACCAGCTAAAGATCAACAAGCACATAGAGTAAAAGATTTCATGAACTATCAAATCATGGATCAAATGACAGAGTACGAACCAGAGTTTGATTCTATGTTATTTCATTTACCTTTAGCAGGATCTACATTTAAAAAAATTTACTACGATGATTTATTAGGAAGAGCAGTTTCTAAATTTGTTCCTGCGGATGATTTAATCGTACCTTATACAGCAAACAGTTTAGCTGAAGCAGAAGCTATTATTCACGTTGTAAAAATATCTGAGAATGAATTAAGAAAACAACAAGTAGCAGGATTTTATGCTGATGTTGAATTAACACCTCCAGGTACAGTTGTTAATGACGAAGTTTCAAAAAAAGAAAAAGACTTAGAAGGCACTACAAAATCTGGAAAACAAATTCCTATGTACACTCTTCTTGAGTGTCATGTGGATCTAGATTTAGAAGGCTTTGAAGACATTGGTCCAGACGGCGAGCCGACTGGTATCAAGTTACCCTACATCGTTACAATCGAAGAGGGTAACGGAACGGTTCTTTCGATAAGAAGGAACTATGCGCCCGACGATCCAAAAAAACAAAGAGTCCAATATTTTGTCCACTTTAAATTTCTGCCAGGACTAGGATTCTACGGATTTGGATTAATACACATGATTGGCGGATTGAGTAGAACTGCAACGGTTGCTCTCCGCCAATTATTAGATGCAGGGACACTATCAAATTTACCTGCAGGATTTAAACAAAGAGGTGTAAGAGTTAGAGATGAAGCATCACCAATACAACCTGGTGAATTTAAAGATGTAGATGCCCCAGGAGGCAATCTACGTGAAGCTTTCTTTCCTCTACCATACAAAGAACCATCAGCTACTTTATTACAACTAATGGGTATCGTGGTTCAAGCAGGTCAAAGATTTGCAGCTATATCTGAAATGCAAGTAGGCGAAGGACAATCTAATGCAGCTGTAGGCACAACGATCGCTCTTTTAGAGAGAGGATCTAAAGTTATGTCTGCAATACACAAGAGATTATACAACTCAATGAGACATGAGTTTAAATTACTATCAAAAGTTATATCAACTTATCTACCACCAGAATATCCATACGATGTTGTGGGTGGGGCTAGACTTATTAAACAATTAGATTTTGATGATAGGGTAGATATTTTACCCGTAGCAGATCCAAATATATTTTCTATGTCACAAAGAATTACATTAGCACAAACACAACTACAACTTGCTACATCTAATCCACAAATACATAATTTATATTCTGCTTACAGAAACATGTATGAAGCTATTGGGGTTAAAAATATTGATTCAGTTTTACCTCCGCCAGCACCTGTCCAACCAATGGATCCAAGTATAGAACACATTTCTGCTCTTACAGGAAAACAATTTCAAGCTTTTCCTGGTCAAGATCATAGAGCACACATGACAGCTCACTTAAATTTTATGTCAACAAACATTGTTAGAAACAATCCTACAGTTATGGGTGCAATACAAAAAAATATTTTAGAACACATTAGTTTGATGGCACAAGAACAGATACAATTAGAGTTCAGAGATGAATTAATGCGTCTTCAAGCACTACAACAGTCTGCTCCAGTAGATCCAAGAGCTGCACAAGAGCTACAAGTCATCACACAACGTATAGAATCTAGAAAAGCTGTGTTGATTGCAGAGATGACAGAAGAATTTATGAAGGAAGAGAAGAAAATTACTTCACAATTTGACAATGACCCACTTCTAAAACTAAAAGCAAGAGAAGTTGACCTTAGAGCAATGGAAAATGAGCGTAAAAAAGAAGCTGATCAAGCAAAAGTAGAAAATGATAGAGCAAAATTAATGCAAGCAGCTGATATTGCAGACGAAAAACTAGATCAGAACGAAAAATTAGCAAATTTAAGAGCAGATACATCTTTAG